CTTTCAAGTACAATATAACAGGTATTATATGATTAGTCAAGAATATAAATTCCTATGCCTGAGGTGGTAATATCATGCATCATGTCATCTATGGGTTCGCCATCAAATTTAACCAAAAAGTATCTACCCCATCCATTGGATATTTTTTCGACTATTGTTCCTTCAGCTTCACAAAGGCCAGAAACAGGTGCTTGTCCCGGTCCTGTTACCATGGCTACCCTCTGTCCGATTTTTGTTTCATTAAATTCTTTATCAGTCAACATGTCTCTTACCTCACTTTCAAGTACAATATAACATTATTACTTTATGGTGTCAACATTTTTATTGACATTTCATTCTCTCCTTTACTTACCAAATAGTAACTGGCCTTCATTTATACCTTTATCAGAAATAACCCAACCAAATTTTTCATCAGGTTCATAATTCTCAATTAACCCTTTTTTCTCCAGAGAGGACATCAACCCAGCGGCCTGATGCTTACCAAATCCATCATCGGTTAAATCCTTCTCATTGAACCATGAACAATTATCATTCAGAAGGTCTTTTGGTTCGTCACCACCCATTTGGCGTAAAGCCTGTACCATGATTGCCTTAAATGCCTTGGTTTCTTTTTCAGTTAATTTCATGTCTCTTACCTCACTTTCAAGTACAATATAACATCTATATTATAATTAGTCAATAAAAATGTTTTGTAAAGTATAAATACATATAGAATATTACTGATTTTTCAATAAGGATTAAACTATGAAAAAAGAAGATTTGATAGAAAAGGTATTACGTAGACTTGGATATCCAATGGTAAAGGTCGAATTAGACAACACACAGATAATTGACCACATTGATTATGCAAGGCAGCAATACATTAAATGGGCCGTAGGCAATGCAACCAATGAAGTATATTTTACTGTAATGTTATCAGGCGGACAGGCAGAATATCAAATGGATAGTGGTGTGGTCAGTGTCCTTGGCTATGAGTCCAATCAAACAGGTAGTGTCAATACATTATTCACCATGGAGAATTTCCTTAACTCAAGAGGTGCGTATGATGCGCTAAAAGGTGGAGATTCATATTCACTTGTCTCATATCATTTAGCAAGGGATTTTCTTGATACGGTTAGGAAATATGCAGTAGATTCATATACATTCGTGTACCATAAATATACCAATAAATTAGAGATAAAACCAACGCCTCCTACTGGCTACACACTAACTATAGATGAAGTTAATTATGATTCACCTGGGTTCATCCTGGTGAGAGCCTATGAGGTGGAAGGTGACACAACAGATATATATGGCGAACCGTGGATATTGGATTATGTTACGGCATTGAGTAAAATGACATTGGGTAGAATAAGAATGAAGTTCGCTAATTTCGGCTCAATAGGTAATAGTGGAATATCAATGGATGGAGATGCTCTTATGTCTGAAGGAAAAGAAGAAAAGGAACGATTGGATGAACAGCTCCGAGAGGAGGAACCTGAACAGGGGTACGATATTTCCATAGGTTACTAAGTATTTGATATTAAAGGGCATTTTGATTATGAGATTCGAAAAATATTTACAAGAAAAATCTTAAAGGAAATTAAATGACAATAAAGAATCCACTATCAGGCTTTAATAAACCGGGATGGGAACTACATGATTTACATGGCAATCCTGAGCATGACTTAGCTAAATCGGTATCAATGGAATTCTGTGATATCGCTGGTGTTCAAATATCATATTATAAGCGTGATGCAGATATTGAGGATTATGATGTACTGTATGGCGAGAATGAGCATATAGGATTCCATGACCCTATAACAACCAAAGTAATATATGAAGTAGACCAAGAGCCTAATATCTATAGTGTTTTTGGTATGTATGGCGAAGATACTATTATTGCTTATATACCAAAGGGTACATATTACAGGGATATTGATAAGACCAGCAGTCCTAATGACGGTGATGTAATAAAAACAGTATGGAATAATAGAAATTTTCAAATAGTTCATGTTGATGATGATGAAAGAGTATTTCAGTTATATAAATATGTATGGATATTAACACTTAGACCATACGCATATTCATTTGAAAGTGATAGTGCAGCAGCTATAACCTCTGCAATGGCACCATCTGCATATTCGGATAATGAATGGATTGAAGAAATGAGTGATTCTATTGATAATTATTCTGATGTGGATTCCAATATTTATGGATTTTAAATTATGAGATTTGAACAATATTTACAAGAAAAATATATGGGATCAACAAAATCAAGGCACGGTGATTTGTGTTCTGTTTATGTCAATCCAACAAAGATGGAACTTGGATTTGCACACGAAGAAAATAATTTTATAGCTATACGATTTATTGCGGATAATTTAAATAAAAAGGTCTTTGTTTGGTCATTTAACTTTATTCATGTTGATATATGGGATAATTTTTTAGTTAAAACATTTGGAAAAGGCAGAAATAAATATTTTACTAAAGCTAGTGATTTATTACCAGGAACAGCAACAAAGAAAGGAAGCAAATTTGTAATGGATGATTCAGATGAAATATTACATCAACAGCATGTTGGTACACTTGACTGGATAGATGGCATATTAGACATTGATTGGAAATGGGCAGATAAATATGTTGAAGTAACACCATGGGTGAATAATCTCACGAAAGATATCAAGCGGATACATGACCGGGACCAAAAACATAAAGAAAGGGATAGTAAGAACATATGAGACTGATAAACTATTTAACTGAATCAAATAAGCAAGCAAAAGATATTTTAAATGATGTCTTTAAGGGTAAGTTATTTCAAGAATTAATCAAAACAAGGAATGATAGTGAATTATTACATAAACTTGATGATGCGTTTTCAAAGTATAATATATCATTTGAACATGGACAACAAACAAAATTACCAGGCAATTCTCTTATTTTATATGCTCAGATAACATCCGATGGTGACCTTATCATATTCCTCAAAAAGAAAGGTGTTTTAAAATATCTTCAGGATAAAATAAACGATGATAATTTCAATGACATAAAGAAAAATGTATTCTTTAGAGAACTTTATCTTTTACTTGTACATGAATTGATACATGTTAGACAATTTGAAAAGAATCCTGGTTTATTCAAAAATATACCTGACGAGAATAATATGAGGGAATATTTATCAGATAAAGATGAAATTGATGCGTATGCAGCACAGGCGGTAGAGGAAGTTCGTATGTTTGGTAAATCAAAGGTAATAACAATGTATTTAATTATATTCGATAAAAATGATCCTATTATTGATAAGTTACTAAAAAGAATAAATTATTATGAGGAACATAGTTAATGAAAACTTTTTATTTTTATAAGAGTATTAGACGCACGATTATCCAATTTCTTGATATGTTTAATGATATCAATATAGCAAGATATAATGATGCAGGAGAAATAATTGGTCATCATATAGTACCATTAAAATATGGACCAAAAGCTAAGGTTTACTACTGGTTACATGAAAAAAATAATGACGGTACACCTAAGCATGATATATTATTGCCTGTTATTGGTGTCAGTCTTGAGTCCATAGAGTGGGACAGTACACGATTAGCTAATATGTTTGATAGCATACGTGTAGAGACCGATTTATCCACAAGAACAATATCAAAATACTTAAATCCTATGCCATATAACCTCATGTTTAATTTGAATGTTTGGGCAAATTATATGGTGGACATTGACCAGATATGTGAACAGATTTTACCTTATTTTGCTCCACACGCATTTACACGTATAACCATTCCAGAGCTTTGTACAACAATAGAAAACAAAGTATTATTACAGAGTTGCACACCTGATGTTTCACCTGAATTTGGCGAGGAAGATTGGCGGGAAATTAAATGGAATATAGGATTCTTGGTTCAGACATATATATTTAAGCCTGTAAGTGAAGTTGGAATAATTGAGAAAATATTCACCAATTTATATACAGATGAAGACGCCTTTGGTGATAGAAGCACAACATCAATATATACATCAGGTGCCAGTACATCGGCAGGATATGCAGAATCAATGTACCTTGAAGG